TACTGGTTTAACTCTATGCCACACAAATGAAGGAAATACAATAATAGAACCTTTTGGTAATATTTCTTTACATTGTATTTTATGTTTCGATTCATCTCGCATATGTGGATCATAGTTTCTAAAATCAAATTCTAATTCACCACCTTTATATTCTGAACCATCTGTTAATTGACAAGTCATAGATAGTTTTCGAATTTTACCATTGTCGGGTCCTTCTTTTTCATATGGTTTATCCCAACCGTCACAGTGCCAATCATAATATTGATTGAGTTTATATTTTGTAAATTGACAAGACTCTGATCTATCCCATTCAAAATTCCAACCAGCATTTCTATTAGCTTCGTGAACATATGGATGTAATTCTTTGTATATCCAAGTATCACTTAACCATACTAAATCAGAGTTTCTTTTTCTCTTTAAATCTTTTACTTCTTGTTTATTTAATTCTCTATCACCATATCCACCAGTTCTACCCATTTCTTCTTTTTGTGCATTAGCATATTTAATTACTTCATCACAAAATTTAGGTGTTAGTACACCACTAAAATACCAATAGTAATTAGATATATTCATAAGTTATAGTTTGAACAAAATTCAAACTGTCTTTCTGTTCATTTGTAATGTAATACATATTGGTTGATGGAAACATAATAAATTTATTATTAGTTAGTGGTATATCCCAGCTTCTTCCTTTACGTCTATTATCGTCATAAAGTATTCGAACCCAACACTTATTAACTTTAACACCATACAGTAATGTAAAATCTGGTGAGTTTCTAAGATCAACTGAATCTATATCTAATAATGGTTTTGATGTTTGATTTGGTTTGTAAATATCACCCCAAGAATTTTTGTTAACAAGATTAATATTATACTCAACATTAATATGATCTCGTATATATGTATTTAACATATCCCAAGTTCTTGAAAATGGAAATTCTCTATTAGTAAAAGATGATTGTAAAATATCACCTGATAATTTATTTCGGTCAATGTCCCAATCTTTAGGCATTGCCACATCACCGTAATATAGAGCTTGCTCTGTTAATACTTTCTTTTGCATACCACCACCAAATATAAATTATGCTAATGCGTCTGTCAAGTCCCAACCAGCTGTATTGTCAGCTTGATATGCAGATTCATTCCAAACATAATGCCAAGAATGAGTTCCTGCTGTATTTTGATTTTCTTGTTCTGTAGTTAATGCAGGAGCGTCACCAAGTGGTGATTTCCAATATGCAATTGTAGTATCTTTTACCCAAGATGCATACGGCTTTGGTGGAAAAAACATATTGTTATCTTCGTCCCAAATAAAACCTATACCTGCGTAATTTCCTCTAAGTGCTTTTGAGTTATCACCTGAACTATGTGTATTTCGTGATGTATTGTAAGATGTTTGAATCCACATTTGTGCAGGCCAATTATTGTGTAATTCTAAATATTGTTGACCTACTGCTTCATCTTCTACACCATCAGCATTAAGCATATCTTTATTATCAAGTGTTAACACTGATATAACTTTACTGTTAGCTCCTATTTTTGCAAAATGTGCCATAATATTCTCCTTATATATTAATTTTAAATTTAAGTAAATACATATTAATTTTGAAATTTATATCTTATTACTACTATACCAGAACCACCACTTCCACCTGTGTTTTTATATGGAATAGAAGACGTATTGGAAGCTCCGCCTCCGCCGCCAGATCCTGTATTTGCACTAGCACTTGTTCCACCTTGACAGCCAGCACCTGCTCCACCGCCACCACCAGATCCGCCAGATCCTGCTGAAGTTGATCCAGCACCGCCACCGCCACCAGCTTTTGTAATAGGTGAACCTGGAATATTTGTTGTAGCACCATTACCACCATTACCACCAGCTGTAGCTCCTGGACCATCTTGTCCTGCTTGAGTTGCTCCACCGCCACCACCAGAAGATTGTCCTGCTGGACCACCACCACCTGAACTAGGACTATCTCCACCAGGATTACCTTGAGGTGGACTTACAGGTGGAGTATTACCAGCTCCTTTTCTAGGTCCTGGTTGAGCGCTTCCGCCTCCACCGCCAGAACCACCATCTTGTCCTACTCTAGATTGAACTTGACTTCCACCTCCACCTCCACCTGTAGATGTTATAGTTGAAAAAACTGAATTAGCACCATTGTTACCTAAATTATTTGGACCACAAACGCCTACACCTCCAGCACCTACTGTGACTGGATAACCTTGAACTGTTACTGGTAAACTAGTTGAAGAGGCTAAAGGACTAGCTGAGTAAGGACCTGAAACACTTGCACAATGTGCTTCTCTAAAACCACCTGCTCCACCACCTCCATTAGACGCAGCAAAATAACCACCACCAGCTCCACCACCTCCTCCTGCTACAACTAAATAATCTACTTTATTATTTCCATTAACGTTTCCAGCGCATGATACACAAAAAGTTCCTGGACCAGTAAACGTATGAATTTTAAAATCACCCGACGTTGTGATTGTTCCACCTGTAGCTGTTACATATGCAGGTGTTTGAAAACTAGAATCACTTTCTGCTGTTGAAATCCATCCTTGAGTACCATCAACATAAACTAAAGTAGTTACTTGTCTATTTGTTATAATTTGTCCGTTTTGGGTTCCACCTTCAAAAGGTGAACTATTTCTATTGATTGTAATATTATTAGTTGCAGCTGTTCCCGCGTAATCTGCTATCGCTACAATATTTCCTGCACTTGGAGAAGAGGGTAGTGTTACTGTAACTGCCCCACTTGTGGTATTTACAAAATACCCTTCACCATTAGCTGCTGTAAAATCTGCTGTTTTAATTGAACCTGTTTGCCAATCTACAGAACCTGCTCTACCAAATCCGGATTGAGAAGCTCCACTAGCTAAAGAAACAGTATCACCACTTGCACCAATAGTTATTGTAGTTCCTGATTGAGAAATTATGCTTCCGCCATCAGTTGCTTTTAATGCATTTGATTTTAAATCACCATTAACTGTTACTGGAACACCTGCTGTTACCGATACTGAATCTCCAGAATCTCCAACAGTTACTGTACCACAATTCGTTCTTGGACTTATTTTATTTACTTTTACTTCACTCATAATTTACCTATTGAAACTTGTACCTTATTATTACTATACCAGATCCACCTTGACGTAAAGGAGCACTAACTGGATTAGGAAAACCATTACCACCTCCACCACCACCTAAATTAGTTCCTCCAGATGTACCATTATTTCTTGAATCAGTTCCGTTTCCACCGCCACCTGGTCCACCAGTTGCACGGTTTCCGTTATTAGCTCCTCCAGGTGCATCAGAAGCACCTCCACCTCCACCGCCAGCACGGGTTACAGGAGATCCTGTAATTGAATTAGCAACACCAGCTCCACCACCACCTGCAGTTTTATCTCCAGGCGCTGGACCAGGAGCACTAGCTCCTGCAGCGTTTGCTCCACCGCCACCACCACCCGTTTGAGTAGATGTACATCCAGTGTTTGGTTGACTGTAAGTTCCTGTTCCACCATCATTACCTTGAGGAGGACTAACAGGAGGAGTGTTTCCATCTCCTTTTGCACCACCTGGTCCTGTTCCTGCTCCACCACCACCGGATCCACCATCTTGACCAGCAGGTCCACAAGGACCTCCACCTGATCCACCACCTGCAGAAGTTATCGTTGAAAAAATTGAATTTGAACCTGGTGTTGGAAAAGTTCCACCACCTCCAACTGTAATTGGAAAAGGACTAGCTGTGATAGCAAAAGAACCCGCATTACAAGATGGACTTGGAAAAGTTGTTCTGTGTCCACCTGCTCCACCACCACCTGCTCCACCGATACCACTACCGCCTCCACCACCACCTGCTAAAACTAGATAGTCTACATTACCTGGTCCACCACCTGGAATAGAATTACCTACTTGTGAAACACAAAAAGTACCAGGACCTGTAAATGTATGAATTTTAAAATCACCTGAAGTTGTTATTGTTCCACCTGTTGCTACTGTAAATAAAGGTTGTTGAAAGCTAGAATCATTTTCATTTGTTGGAACCCAACCTTGAGTGCCATCTACATAAACTAAAGTAACAGCCTGTCTATTAGTTGTAATTTGTCCATTTGCTGTTCCACCTTCAAAAGGTGAACTGTTTCTATTGATTGTAATTTTGTTTGTTGCGGCTGTGCCTGCGTAGTCTGCTATAGCCACTATATTTCCTGCGCTAGGTGATGATGGCAGTGTGACTGTTACTACTCCAGATGTTGTGTTTACAAAATAACCTTCGCCATTTGCTGCAGTAAAATCTGCAGTCTTAACTGTTGTGTCCCAATCTACAGAACCTGATCTACCAAAACCTGTTTGTGATGCACCACTAGCTAATGATACTGTATCTCCTGATGCTCCTATTGTAATTGTTGTGCCTGATTGACTTATAATATTTCCAGCATCAGATGCTTGTAAGGCATTTGATTTGACCACGTTGCTTGAAGCAATTACATTTGCTCCAGTTACATTACCTGTAACTACAGCAGCTCCAGGAACATTTGTTGTGTCACTTCCTGTTCCAACTGTAATTGTTGTTGAACATTTATTAACAATGTTTGAATCACTTTGATTTGCTATGTTATCTACTTTTATTTTACTTGTCATAATTATTGAAATTTATACCTTATCACAACTATACCAGAACCACCAGCTCCTGATGTTCTGCCTGGTGTGTTTTCAGTTCCACCACCGCCACCGCCAGTATTAACTGTTCCTGCTACACCATTTCCATTATTGTTACCATTTCCTCCACCACCACTTCCTCCTTGAGGAGTAGTTCCAGCTCCACCACATCTTCCGCCACCGCCACCACCACCTGCTCTTGTAACTGGAGATCCTGTAATAGAAGATGTTGCACCATTACCACCATTAGCTCCTACACTTGGAGTACCTGCATGAATTCCTGCTTGAGTTGCGCCACCACCGCCACCGCCACTACTAGGTGTACCAGAAGATCCACCATCAGTCCCTTGTGCTGGAGTAACAGGAGGTGTATTACCAGATCCTCCAGCTGGTTGACCATCTGAAGATCCTCCTCCAGATCCACCATCAAGACCTTGTTTACCGGCTGCGTTTCCACCACCGCCACCACCACCTGCAGAAGTTATAGTTGAAAATACAGAATTATTTCCAGGATTTCCTTTAGTTTGATTACCACAAGTTATACCTGCTCCGCCACCACCAACTGTTATTGGATATGCTTGTGCTGTTATTGTGACTCTATTTCCTGGAGTTGAATAACCATCTAAAGGACTTGCAGTATATGGAGTTATTGGACTTTTTAGTTCTCTATAACCACCAGCTCCACCACCTCCAGATTGACCACCTCCAGCTGATGCACCACCTGCAACAACTAAATAAGAAACTACATTTTCGTCAGCAGTCGCAGAAGCATTAGTAACTGTAAAAGTACCTGGTCCTGTAAATGTATGAATTTTACAATTGCCTGAAGTTGTTATTGTACCACCTGTTGCTTGAATAAAAGGATCACCTGTTACTGAATTAGATGTTTCTTGTATATTTATCCAACCTTCAGTTGCATCTACATATACAAAAGTAGCTGTTTGACCTTCGGTTGATAAAAATGCTTGTGCTGCAATACCACCAATTTTTTCAGAACCATTTGGTGCCACTGTTAAATTATTTGTTTGAAAAGTTCTTGTATAATCTGAAACTGATACAATTGCACCTGCAGATCCTGCTGGAAGATTTACTGTAAAAGCTCCTCCTGAAGTATTACAAAAATAACCTTCTCCATTTGTTGCTGTAAACGTTGAGGTTTTTATTGATCCTGTTTGCCAATCAACGGTTCCTGTTCTTCCAAAACCAGATTGTGATGCACCAGAGGCTAAAGAAACTGTGTCACCTGAAGCACCTAAAGTAATTGTTGTACCGCTTTGGCTAACAATATTTCCACCATCTGAAGCTTGTAAAGTATTTGTTTTAACAATAGTAGAAGTTAATGCAGTTCCTGGAACATTTACTGTTTTACCAGAGGAACCAATTGTAATTGTGCTTCCACATTGTGCGTCTAGTTCATTTACTTCTATCTTACTCATTAAATTACTACTACCGTTCCTGTTATAGTTTGTGTTCCAGTTATAGTTACAGG